TTGCAACGAACTGCAATGCCGACGGGATGATCAACTTCTTCGGACGAGCTGCAATCAACAGACCACGTTCGTCAGTCCAAGCTGCAATCTGAATAACCGCTGCTTCCAACGATGTTTCAGAAAGGTCAGCCGCAACTGCTGGCGTGTTGCTGTTGGTGCCACCAGAGATCAAAGGATGTGCTGTCGAGAACAAAGCAACTCCGTCACCACCCGTGTAGGCAGTGTTAAAGCCGTTGTTCAGGACCGAAGCAGCTTTGGTCTGCTTGGTATATGCCATAGCGCGAGCCAAGGCTTTGGTGTAGCGATTAGCCAGACTGTCGTACAGGTTGTCCTCGATAGCCTCTTCGGTCAGCGAGAATCCCAGAGCGATAGTCTCATGGACGTAACGAGCGGTCCAAGCTTCTTGCGCGTTATCGTAGGCCATCGCGCTGCCTTCGTTCTTCACCGGAGCGGCGGAGAAGCCAGACAGTTTGGTTTCCTCTTCAAACGAACGCTCGGAAGTCTCGGTCTCGTAGATTTCCTTGTGCTCTTCGCCATAGCGAGCGTACTCCAAGCCGAACAATGCGTTCAGGCCGGGGAGAAGCTCTTTCAGTAGTTGTGCGCGTGAAATAGCCATTTTTAATTACTCCTTACACGCCAGTGGTGTTGTTATAAGAATGGAAGTTTCCATTCCACGCCACTAACACTTCTGGGTAACCTACAAATGTCAACGCCGATCCACTAGCCAACGTAACTGCCGCAGCAAGAGTCAGCGTGGTAGTAGCCACATTGATCACAGTTGCGTAGTTACCAGCCAAAGTACCAGTACCAGTTGGGCAAATTAACTGCATACCAGGGGTAAGCCCAGTTACAGCCGCAGTTAACGTCACCGTAGCAGAAGAACCAGAAGTACTACCAGTACCTATTAAGGTATAAGCAGTCTCAGGAACAACACCAACCATACGCCAGGGAAGTGCCGTAGTAACACGATCCCCTGCGCCTGCCGTACCCGACGTAATAACTGCGCCCGATACCGAGAATTTACTGTTTCCAGTCGTCGTGCTACCTGTAACCCCGCCTGCTCCCCCAATCTGATAAAGATTAGAGCCAACATAGTAGGGGTTCAAATAACCAACGGTAGTTCCAGTGTTAGCCAGTGCAGTGCTTTGAGTCGTCACGACCACCTTCATAAGGGCGCGAGGATCATCCACAACAAAAGCTTCGGTGTCGTCAGCAGCAGTGCTAGCAGGATAGTACTGCGAGAACTGAAGTTGCTTAGTAGTCGGATTAGTGTATTGGCAACCCAAAAACACACCAATCGTACCGGCAACAGCAGTGCCTGGAGAAGAAGCAGCGCTCATTGAAGAACGCACAATCGTACCGCCAGAAATCTGAACGATGTCACCGTAGAAGATATTCTGATTGTACGCGTTGGCAATCGGTAATTGCCTTACCGCCCCCGCATAAGGTAGCCCATCTAGTCGATTGATGGGTTTAAAACCGTAGGGAGCGTCAACAGTGGGATAAGCCATTTTTGACCTCGTTTAAGTTAAGTTCCTTTACCGAACGATACTTTGGAACGCTTCTCTGCAAAGAGTGGCATCCGGGCATCGCTCTCTCTCATAAAGCTGTTGTCTACAGCATCCATGTTGGCTTTGGCAACATTGGTGAAGTGTTCGGTGCGTTGTTTAACGAACTCTTCAGGCATTTTGCAGAGCAACAATCCGTCGATCTCAATATTGTCTCTAAACCGACTATTCTCATCACGCATAAACTTTAGGTTTGGCTGTTCTTCAACCCTTACTGGCTCCCATCCTTCTCTGAGTTTGGCAGAGATATTCTTGGGATCAGCTTTCCCAAGCGAAGATACGCGTACCCAGCGGGGTACATATCCAGGCATTGGTTCAATTTCGGGAAGAACATCAGCACGTTTCCATTGTTTAGGACGCGCAGACTTCTCGCGGTTCTCAACTTCTCTAGATAAACGGTTTTCAGCCATTTGCTCGCTCCAATTTCATTTGTTCCTTCACATACTGCTCAGGAGTTATTCCCATCTTTTTGATGACGTTAAGTTGGGATTGACTAAGTTTGACTTTTTTGGAAGTCGTACTACGAGAAACAGGAGCTACAACAGTAGCTGGTCTTTCTGTACGTGCTGGAGGTGATTTTGTCTCAGGCTCCGCAGGTTCATCTCCCCATTCATACTCGGGGAACCTTTTACGCATCGTCTTATCGACGATTTCCCAGTACTCGTCAGTGCCCTCGAAAGCCTGTCCACGTTCCCTAAGCAGTTTGTTGTTTAGGCCAAGCGCGGCAGCAGTCATTTCGTCATCTGATCCAAACCACGTATTTTGTCTACGCCATGAATCAGTTTTCGGGTCCAACCTCGGAGCCTGTGGCTGCGATTCAGGTAAATTTACTTCAGTTTCTTGCGGTTGTACAGGGGGTTTGTATCCTTTTAACCGCTCAAGTCTATAAGATGCTTCAGTTAATTGCTTCTGAGCCTCTAACAATTTATCAGAATCGCCCGCTTCATAAGCTTCTTTGTAGGCTTTTTCAGCGTTCTTTAACTCTAATTCAACAGCATTTTTAGCTGTATTAACTAGATGTCCTTCGTTTTCGGTCACTTTAGAACGAAGCGTTTTAATTTCGTCTTGCAGTTTCTGAGCTACTTCTAGCGCAGCCTGCTGCTCACGCAACGCACGTTCTTTCTCACGACGCTCGTCGTGCCAGACCTTCTTCATCTGCTTGAGTCGTACTTTGACTTTCTCGGAATATTCTTCCAGTTCGTCGTCTTCAAGCTCTTTAACTAATTCTTGAGGTAACGGTTCCCGCCCACGATCTTCAGGGGGCGTATCGTCTTCGATCTCGATGTCAAACTCGTTTTCAGTTTCTTTGTTGGCGGCTTCGGCCATTTTTAACCCCTTATGCGCGACTAATACCGCGAGGATCTTCTACAACCCCCTCGATAGAGTCATCGTTAATGATGCGAAATTCCCGACCATGAATCTTCAGGCGTGTGCCTGCATGGGGGCGAACCAGTACAAAATCACCGACTTTGCAATACGGCCCTGATGGGAATCGCTTCTCATCCTTATAGGCATCTGGTCCCATCTTGATGACAAAAAGCACCGTCGTTAGTAATTCCTCGTGGTGCATCGTGACATCGGCTTTGATGAGACCATTATCGAACTTGTCTTCAATCTCTGGGATCGCACACAAGATTCGATAACCTGATGGCTCAGGAAGTTGTCGCGCTTTTTCTTCGGCGGTTTCAGGCAGTACCGTTGCAGAGCCGCTTGTAGACCCTACTAGGAGTTCACTCATCGTCGTCACTCATCCTTTCTAACATATCGGCAAGATACCCTTGCGCTATTGCAATTCCACGCATCACACCGCACTGAAAGCGGTAATCCGCGTGGTCCTTTGCCAACCCCTGCGCTAAAACTTCGGCTAAACGCTTCTGTTCATCGACACAGTGGCTGATCAAATGCCGCAAAACCTTCTCGGTCTCCATTATTCAGTTCCCTTTTCTGGCTTAGTCACAGCCTTAGCAGTTACTTGCTCCCGTTGTTGCTGCATTGCAGCAATGTTTCGAGCGATGTCAGCACCTATGCGCGTACCTTCTATCTCATTACGCACAGCTTCAACGCCTGCCTGAAACTCCTGCTCCATCTGATCTTTGGCGATCTGGGCACCCAGTCGGGCACCATCAATGTCCATTTGACCCTGGATACGCATACGTTCGGTCTCGATCTGGGCTGCTTTGAGTTGAGCATCCGACTGATCTTTGGCGGTTTTGCGTTGTAGTTCAGCGGCTTGTAGCTGAAGCTCTTGTTGCTGCATCTGCACAATTGGATCTTGTGCCTGCTGCTGGGCTTGCTGTTGCTGAATCATCGCCTGATTGGACTGCAAGAGTTTCTGTGCTCCTGCTGCCGCGAGTCTGGAGATTTCGACCTCCATATCTTCTGGCAATTCTTCGTTGGGTGCAGGGTAGGGAACCCCGAGTTTGTCTTCGATGTTTTTGCGGTATTGGAACGCAAAGTGTTGGGCAATATGCGCCATAAATGCAGCACTCATAGCCTGAGCGTTTGGACTCTGACCAAGAACTTGTGCTGTGATTGGGTCTTGCAGTGCAGACATATGCACTGTGATATGCGCGGCGTGATCTTGGTAGATAAACGCCTTGACTGGCTTGCCTTGGAACATATCCATGTTCTCAGATACGGGGTCAGTCGGTTTCATGTCATCTTCCATCGGCACAAGCTTCTCGGCGTTTTTGATACCAAGAACCTCTAACATCTGCCTATGAAGATAAGGTAAGTCATATAACTGGGGGGCTGTTTGAGCTAGTTGAAGTACAGCTTGGTACTGCACAACTTTCTGGCTCATCGTCGCTGCGTTCGGATCACTGACCGGTATTACATCGACGTTGTCGTAGTCTGACTTCTTAGCCCTGGGGCGACCATCCACTGGCTCGTAGTCGTATGTATCCGGCGTGTAGTCAGCAATGATGGTTTTTAAGAGCCGGAACTCCTGCTTCATCGCGTAGTGAATCCGCGCCTGAACAGCCGACATCACCTTCAGTGTGCGTTCTAGGATCGCTAGCGTAGTCCCAACGGGGGACTGAGCCGACATATCAGAGACTTTAAGATCCGCAGCAGAGGCAAACCGACGCCCCTCGTCAATGATCTTGTCCATGAGTGCAGCTAACACCTGCGACGGCTCCTTGTACGGAAGCGGCATGATGTTGTCTTTGAGAGCACCCGAGGCTATGTCCACATCGCGCCATTCAGCCGGAGCAAACGGGGTGTCATCACCTTTAGTCCGCATCCCCTTGGTCTTAAATCCACCTGGGAGATTGGCAAGTGAGCCTGCATCTACAAGCTGACGAAGAATTGATGTACCCGACTTGGCAAACCCACCGATCAAATGGATAAGCCCAAAGGCATAAAAGCCAAAGCCTGGGACGTAAGGATAGTGGACAAAGTGCTGACGCTTTTTCTTCAGTTCATCGTCTGGGTTCCAATTGCGTCTAATCGCTAAGATCTTACTGTTTGATTTCTCAATCGTAATGACGTACGGAACAGCCAGCCCAGTCTCTTTGCCATCTTCATCTTTGTCAGGAAAGCCTGGGAGATCTAACGTGACGTGCATTTCTAAGAGCTTGTACCGATTATCAGTAGTTGCCCTGAACCCCATCTTTTCTGCAATCTTTTTCTCTACTTCATCGAGCGAATCGGTAGGGTCATCCAGCTCTACATCGACGTAAAACCCACTCTCCATTAACCGCTCTAGCTCATTTTTAGTCTTACGCATGACATGCGTAACACGCTCGGCTGTCTCAATATTCGCAGCGCCGTATGGCACCACAAGATCATCTGCCGACACATACATCGCCGTCTGTCGATCAAGCCCTGGGTCAAAGTAGACTTTCTTAAACGCATTACCCGCCAGCCCCAGTCCCCACAGCATCTTCTCGTGCTCAGGTCTGTACTCGATCATCACATCGGTAAGCTGGTGGTTCATATCTGCCTGCACACGCACAGCAGACTCTTTCTTCTCTTTAGTTTCTTCACCAATAATCTTGGTACGCACCGGACCTTGTGCTGGAAATGTCTCCATGATGGTCTCAGCCTGAAACTTCACCACAGCTTCAGTCAGCAGGGGGTGGTACACACCACACGCTCCGGGCCACGGCTCCGTCCGATCCTCAACCTTAAGCCCCAGCAGGTCTAACCCATCGACGTAAGTCTGCATCCAGTCTTTGCGGGATGAGATGTCGTCTTCAAAATCGCTACATAAATCTTCGGCAAGAGTGGCTAACTCTTTGGCATCCATTTTCTCGGCAAGATTGTCGTTAAACCCATCCTCTTCTTTTTCTTTCTCAATCACAATCTCTAGACCGCCAAGACCTACTGATACTGACTCGGGATCTTCAATCTCAATCTCGATGTCTGGCTCCATGACCAGACCATCATTCTGCAACCCCAAGGGCGCTTGGTTTAACGCTTTGTCAAAAAAGCTACTTGTAGCCATGATCTATCCTTAATAGTAGGCGTACTGCCGACGCCCCTTGAAATACACAGGCTCGTCCTCTTCGTCGAGCAGCGTGCGGACAAAGCCACCCTTGCGGAAGCGCATCAGCGCCAAGGACACCGAGTCCACATAGTCATCATGATCGCCAGCAGGAAAACTTGCAACCTCTTCGATCACTTCCTCCGCCCAGTGTGTGTTCGGTGCCCACACCCGCCCACTCGCAAATATATCTGCTACCGCATTAAGCCGTGCAATCTTATCGTTTCCTTTACTCGGGGTGAACTCCTGTACAGGAATACCCATCGCCCGCATCTCATAGATAAGCGGTGCCCCCGAAGCCTTCTTCTCAATAATGATCGAGTCAGGTTTGCACTCTTTATACTCGTCCAGCGCCACCTGTTTTAGCTTTGGAAACTCCATCCGCTCTCTAAATGCGTTGAGCAGTATGATATTAGCCTGCGGTATGCCGTTGTCATCGTCTTTATAGAACACACCCCAGTAAGTCATTGCGGAATAGTCCGCACGGTTGTTCTTTTCAAACGCCGTATCCCACGCCATCACCGTAAATTCGCAATTGGGAGCTTCTTCATCTTCCCAAGTCTTCCACCACTCCCGCTTAACAATCGCAGAAGTCTCTGATGTGGGGTTTTGTTGGTACTGAGCCATCCATTTTGCATGGGGAAGCTCTTTTTGCAGTGCCTCAAGCTCAATCTTGGGCCAAAACTCGGGCCACAGCGGTCGTCCACTAGGCAAAAGTGCAGGAAATTCGATGACTTCCCACTCTTCTCCACTGCGTTGCGACGCAGCCTTGATTACTTGACCCGTTAAGTCCTTCTTTGACCAGCGCGTCATCACAATAATGATCGCACCCCCCGGCTGTAGACGCTGCCGAGGCCCGGATGTGTACCACTCGTAGGTTTTGTCGTATATCTCTGGGTTAGTTTCCGCTTGTGCGGCCTCTTGTTCCGAGTGCGGGTCGTCAATAATCAGAATATCCGCGCCTTTACCCGTAACAGCACCTCCCACACCGATAGCAAAATACTCTCCACTCTTGTTAGTCGCCCACCTGCCAGCAGCTTTAGAGTCCGCTTGTAGGCCAACTGTTGGAAATATCTCTTTATAGACGTCTTGATCGACAAGATTTCGCACCTTTCTACCAAAACCTACAGCCAACTCTGCCGTGTGCGAGGTCTGAATCACTTTCTTTGCAGGAAACTTACCCAAAAACCAAGCTGGCAACAGATAAGACGCAAACTCTGATTTCGTATGACGCGGCGGCATATTAATAATAAGGCGTTTTGTTTTACCCTCCGCTACCCGCTCAAACGCAGCAGCCATCTTCGCATGGTGCGCCCCATGAATAAAGTTAGGCCACACCTTATTTACAAACGCCATGAACGACTTCTGCGCCTGCTCAGCTTCTTTGCGCTGCTCCAACTCCTCAAGCAGCATGAATACTCGCGGTTTTACCGCATCAGGTATCTGTTTTAATAAGGCTGGGTTGTCACGCAGGGCTGTCAGCAGATCGTTCCGCATCTTCCTCCCCCTCTAACCCAAGCTCTTTATCTAGATCGATATCTAATAAGTCTATCGTGTCTGACTTTTTATCCTGTGGCACTTCTTTGGCTTCGACAGGAATGGCATCACCTACATACTTTTGCAGCAGCCTTGTTAGCTCACTCTCAATTTCATTAACCGGCTTTTGTTTAATCGTGATCTCAACTTGCTCGCTAAAAAGATTAACCCCTTTCCGCTTACCTAGCATCTCTAAGGCTCGCATCCTAATCTTAGGGTCGGGGTTCTCTACTTCTTCTAGCAGCTTGTTGGTTACTAGATTAGTAATACGTCTATTAGCTTCTAAGAACTCGTGATCGTATTCAGTTAGCAATGCCTCTATTTTGAGGATCGTTCCCGGTGTGGTGGTTCTAACGTTTAAGTTTTCCGAGGAAACGATGGTATGTGCGTTTGTTGAATCTTCGTCGCTAACTTTAATAGTCGCGCCGACGCTAATCAGTTCCTGGATGGACGCGCATGCTGCCTTAGCCCTTTCACGAAAACCAATCACCTCCTCGGGGGTCAGGTCGAATGGCAACGGAATATCTGTATCGGGCGTAATAAATATAGGCATGGAGGAAACGGGACTCCAAAAATGTAAGGGGGGTGCGTTTCAAGGCGCGATCTTATAAGTGTTTTATAGAATTTGCAAGGGGGAGGGGGGTATTAATTGTATTAGATTGA